CCAAAACCACCCACCACGCCTGTAATGATTATCCAACTAATTCTATTTATAATATTTACAGTTATCTGATTTTTTTGAACGATCTTTTCCATCTCTGCTAGTTTATCATAGATGGTGTAAATATCTTTTCTTAGGATCTTATGATCTTCTTCTTGATTAATCAGTTTTTCCTCGACTCTTGCCATATGAACAAGAACTTCAGAGAGCTTATCAATCTTAGTTTCAATTCGATCCATGCGCTCTGCGTTAGTTGCCATTAGTTATCTACCTTTGCTCCAGCTCTCCATTGGTAACAAGACCAGTACCTAGCTTTCCATTTAGGTCCTGGGTTTTCACAATTATGTCTAGCACGAAAGCTTTTGCGGCGATTAGGATCGTCACGTTTGATTTCCATATTTGGATCACCAAACCCCAGCTTAATTACATTACCTTTTTCGTTTTTAACATAAACATAAAATTTCTTTTTACCGTCATTAGAACGGAACGGGTCGTTAAGCTTTACCTTACGACCTTGATATTCTGACTGCTCCACCAGAGGCGGCTCATCTATGTAGCAACCGAACGACTTCATTTTGCGGCCTGCTTTGCTCTTTGCTTTTGTTGCATACCGCGCAGCTTTTGCCTGTATTGTTTACGCTGATCTAACTCTTGCCTAGCTTTTTCTCGTTCAGCATTTTTTTCATCGCGTTTTCTACGGGCATCTGCAACTTTTACGGGATCAAACCGGTCTCTAGCTTTTTTAGCTGCATATGCTGCACCACCAATAGCGCCTAAAGCAGCAACTCTTGTTGCTGTTGCTGCAGCACCTTGAAAACCAACTTCCATTAATGCATCGTGATTCTTAATAGCATATGCATTAGCTTCGTCTTCATTATCAAACTTAGCAACCTCTTTACCGTCTTTATTGTAGACACAATACATATCACCTTTTTTAGCTACGTGCTTGGTTGGGTCCATTTTTTCATCTACACGATCATTAGTCTTAACGATGTTAGATTTATTAGGAACCATCCGCACCTTCTTTTTACCGGTAATAGGATCATTGTACATCTGAGGCTTTAAAGCAGCAGAGCGATTAGATACTTCATTATCTTCACATGCTTTGGTTTTATTGCGTAATTCTTTAAACTTCATTATCGGCTCCCAAACTCGTGACCTGCTACACGTTTCATTTGATTAGTAAACTCTTTATAAGAAGGCTTATCTTTGTAAAGCTTAATAGAAATCTCAGGCCGGTCTTTACCTTTAATTCTCCACTTATAACCTTTTTCTTTATGCTCGGGCTTAGTAGTCTTTACAACTCTGCGCTTATACCCAGCTTCCCAAGATTCAGATTTACCTGGACCTTCATCTACTTGTCCAGGAGTCTTCTTTTTTGTATGTTTAGTATATTTATCGGTACCAATTTCATAGTACTCTTTAAACCGTTGCATTTCTATAAACCTATTTTACACCAAATGTATGGCTAGTGCTATATGCCGTTTTAGATGCAGTTGCTGCAGCGCTGCTATTATTCATAGCATCTTTTTTATTTTGGCGATGTTCAGCATCGTGTGTTCCGCCAGATTGTCTATGCATACTAATTTCATAGTGGTGGTCAGAAGCATCCTGGTGCAGATCAGCTGCTTTATCATGTTGCTTAGCAGCAGCCTCATGTTTTTGTCCGCCAATCTTACGGTGCTTTTTGGCCATTTCTTTATGATCATCAGCATGGTCCTGGTGATGATCTGATGCAGATCGAGAAGTAGCGCCTTTTGGCATATATTGATTTTCTTTAATAACTGCTTCAGTTAAATTCTTTTTAAAAGTAAAATAGTCCATTAGTTTATTTCCTTACTTTAGCAGCTAAATCTTTATCTGCTTTGCCCCAGGTACCAGAAGATTTGGTTACAAATGAATTGACCCGAGCCATTCCCCATTGTTGAGGAGTGGTCCCGGGCCTATGTCCTGTTTTCCATGCAGCTACACCACGATTATATACTTTTCGCAAAATACCTAATGGCATACCACTTTTTTCAGCTTTGTTCTTTAAGCCTTTAGTTGCATCTTCATTTAAATATGATTTGAAACTAAGCATTGAACTCTCCATACATTTGTTTAAATCTTAGTGTGTGTTTAGATGGCTTAGTCTTTGCGGACTTATCTCCAGGAGCAGCCTTATAGGCTTTAGGGTCATCATCAGCCATCTTGGCCTGCTTCTTGAATTGCGCATCTCTTTTAACTTTAGTAGACTTAGAAAGGCCTTTATGGTATGCAGCAGGCTGTGAACCCTTACGATCCTTGATATCAGCATCTTGTGCTTCAGGTACACAGTTAGGTACTCGTTTGCCGTTCTTAGTTTTCATTCCTACTTGCTTATAGTTATCCCAGCAAGCCTCTTCCACGGAATCAAGCCACACTCTTTTCTTTTTTCCATCAAACTCTACAATTAAATAGTTTGATCCTCGGTGAGTTACAGTAGCCAAATCTCCAGATTCTTTTAGTACAACTTCGCTACCAATAGAGAATAGTTCGCCGTTAACATAATCCTCACGTGTTTCGGAAACTGGCGCCAACATAACATGTTGAATAAATGATTTATTTTCATTTAGATTCATTCCTTTTCGAACTGCATTAAACAGATCTTTTGCTAAGGCGTCGTTTGCTCCTTTAGGAAGACCCATGGAAAATTTACGGAAATCATTATTCTTAGCATATTCGCGTTGCTTAGAAGCCGATACACCTGATACATCATCCGAATCAGGGTCACGCTCTCCGGCAGAAATTACTTTAATAGTGTCAAACTCGTATTTACCGTGCCTTGCTTCTACACCATTATATTGCTTAAGTAAATCATTGAATTTTTTAACTCTATCAGAACCGGCAATTAGAACTAAATTCTTATAGCCTTTATTATGTATGTACATAACTGAATCAAGAAAAACCTTTGCAGACTTATCCATAATAATATTTCTTGCGTGTTTTGGAAACATCTTACGCATGAATTTAATTTTAGTAGAATGGTCTAATGGATTCTTTTTAGTATCGGTTGCCTGAGAGGCGAAGATAAAGTAATCTTTACCTCTGGCAGTCTTAGCTAACTTATCTACTAGCTTTTCGTGACCAGTCGTCGGTGGATTAAATCGCCCATAAACGAGATAACCTACGGAGGACTGTTCTTCTAAATATCGCTTAAATCCATTGATCATAATTAGTACATTCCCGGGGCTTTAGGACGTGACTTACCTTGACGTCTTGAAACATCAAGCTTTCTTTTAGTTGGTAGAAGTCTCATAGAGATTCTACCCATTGCAGGCTGGTGCTTAGTAGCAATACGCTTTTCGATACGAGACTTTTGAGCGTGGCTCATACCTCTTTTACTTTTACCACCATAGAACCTTTTGGTGATAAGATCAGTAGCAGTTCTACGACCACGTCTTTTTAATCTATTAAGTGTGGCAGGACGGCGGAGTGCAATTTTCTTTTGACGCTGAAGCTTTTGCTTATAGCGACGTGCAGCAATTGCTTTCTTACGTCTACCTTGAAAAGATAGTACTTCAGAAAGGGCTAAAGACTCCCCCTCACTTGGAGAGGAAGTCTCAGCTAAAGCAGAGAGGAAGTCTTTGAACCCAATCATATTAGAACTTAAAGCCTACGCCGACTTTAAGACCATCAGCAGTAGTAGTCCAATCGTTGACAGTAGTATCGTCATCGTCGTCAATAACGTCTACAGACCAACCGTAGCTAATACCAATAGAAGCACGCTCGTTCAGATCATGCGAGTAACCTACACCGTATGAAGCACCACCCCAACCGAGGTCTACTTCACCAGCAGAAGCCAGATTCATAGAAGCGCCTACCCATGCATACTCACCGCCAATAATGCCAGGAGTCATTTTCAAGGTAGGATCAACAGTAAGATCACCCCAGGTGTTACCGTCGCCACGACCAATCAGGTCACCGCCAGAAGCACCCCAAGCATAGTTAATGCTTGTATCAAGGGAAGCAAGACCTAAGTCCATACCGGTACCTACACCAACGGAGTAGTCATCGGCAGTATTGTCGCCACGGTCTTTAAGTGTAAAACCTGCATCTACGCCAAAACCAGCGACGCCCAATTCTGCACCAACGGTCCAATCGGCGTTACCTTCTAAATCGGTAGATACGCCTACAGTCGCGTTGGACATAAGAGCATCATTACCAGCGGCATCTTGTGCAATTGCAGGAGCGGCTACGGACATAGCCACAATTGCGGAAATAAGATATTTCATATCGTTCCTCATTATTTACTCCAACCCGAGAGAATCGTTGGGTCAAAGTTATTTGTTGAAAATTCATAACGATTTACTAGCTTAACAGCATTACCAGCTAGCTTATCAATAGCGACGTAACCTTCAGGTTCAGTTGATCTAAACCCTTTGGTTGTTTTTAAGAACGTTTTGATGTTCTTAATACTGTTCAGTTTATTTATAAGTAATAACTTTGCAGACACAATTGACTTTTGAAGGTCAAACATAGCTTTCAAGCTTTTCTTATTATCAGAAGAAAAGAACTTCAATACTTCAGACTGTTTATTTTTCCAGTTCTGCTTACCTTTTTCGGTTTTTTTAGTATCGATTTCTTTCTGATATTTATCACTGATAAACTGAATCAGATTCCGTACATGTTGAGTAGTATCACCTATTTGTGTATTGCTTCTAACAAAGGT